AACCAAAGTTGACCCCACGCACCTTATACCGCTGTTCCGTCAGCCGGTCAAGTATGCCGTAGCCGAGCCCACCCTCGTCCAGCACCGTGAGCGTGGGCTTGTACTCCTCGATCGCATCGATCACGTGCCCGACCACCGTCATGGTGTCGTCGCCCCTGTACCGCTTGATGTGCAGCAGGTCGCGCCCTTGGCGCACGACGATTACGGTGCTGTCGGCGCCCGACCGTGCCGGGTCGACGCCGATCACGATGGGCGCGTCCGGATCTTTATAAGGCTTGCGCTTGGCCGCCTCGTCGGGCAGGTGCGGCGGGATGAACTGGTCGTCGCCTGTCGCCGGGAACTCACCGTACACTTCGATCCGCGCCTGCGGGCTGTCCTCGCCGTACTCCGCGATAATCTGCTCGTAGACGCTCTTGTCGGTGTCCTCGACGTCGCGCGCGTCGATGTTCTCCGTGACCCAGAAGTCACGTTTTGAATTGAAACACTCAAAGAAGTACCCTGAGTTGCGGCGCGGGTTGCTGAACGCACACCAGAACCGGTGCGGCGTGTTCTCCGTAAAGAAGCCCTGCGCCACGTCCCAGATCGAGTCCGGTATGCCTGACGCCTCGTCAAACACCAGGAACACCCCGTCTGTGTTGTGCAGGCCCGCATAGGCGTCCGGGTTCTCTTCCGACCACAGGCGCCCCTCGATTGACCAGAACCGAGTCCCTTTCTTCAGATCCCGCTCGACCAGCTCCGCAATCCACTTGGCCGGGCTGACCCGGGTGGCGCTGATCTCGAACCAATGGCTGTTGATCAGTAGCGCCAGCCACTTGGTGATCTCGGCCCAGGTAATCGACCGCAGCTGCGCTTCACTATTAGCGGACACGATTGTTGTGCTGCCGATGCGGGTTGACAGCATCCACAGCACCAGCCAACTGACAAGCGCCGACTTGCCGATGCCGCGACCGGAGGCGACCGCCATCCTGAACACGCTGTAGTCGACCTTGCCGCCGTTCTCACGGATGTGGTTTGCGATGCGCCGCAGGATGCGCCGCTGCCAGGCGCGCGGGCCTTTGTGCTTGGTGAGCGGTGTGTGCTCCTGCCCCCACGGGAACGCCAGCATCACGAACGCCTCTGGGTCGTCTTTGATCTTGGCAGACCAAAGACGGCTCATCAGTAGCTGTTCGTCATCCGCGCTGTACTTGGGCTGTTGCATGGGCTGGCAGCACCTCGTTCATCTGCACATCAATGACGCGGCGCTCCGCTGCCTCAAGCGCCCCTAATATACTGATCTGTTGCGCGACGTCGACCTGCACCTGCTGTTTGGCGACCCAGTCGTGCTTGTGTTTCAGGATCTCAAGCGCCGCCTTGTGGTCACCTGACAGCGCCGCCGCCATCAACACCTTCGACAGTTCAGCCTCAGCGTCGGCGCGCCCCTTCTGTTCAGCCATCTCAACTAGCGGGTCCATCTCGCGCAACCGCCGAAACTCGACCGGCAACAGCCCGGCGGCGAGCGCCAGGTTGTCGCCGTTTAGACCAAGTTTGGCTGCGTCATAGACGGACTGGAGGCGCGCCTCCGTGGCCTTCAGTTGCCGTGCGGCGATTGGCAGGGTCTTGAACGTCATGGGGTGCAATGTAACAGACTGACTTTCTGTTGTGTAGTGGTGTGCAGCAAGTTGTGTGGTGGTTTGCAGTTTGCAGAAAAAATAAAAATGTTTGCGACCCTTCCGATTTTGACCTGCCGGCGCGTCGGCCCTACCCTGGGGGCTCGCTGGCGCTGGCCTCGCGCTGGCGCGGCCGAGCTGCCAAGCTATCAGCACCTGGCCGACTATAGGTAACGGCTATCGCACCTGGGCGCCGACCGCCGACCGCCGACCGCCGACCGCCGTGGGGCAGTTGGGGCAGTGCCCCACAAATTGACGGCGCACGGCCGGATAATGGTCAGACCATTATCATCTGGGGTATCGTGGGGTGTACCCCAAACGCTCGATAGTGTGCTGCACGCGGTTTGTGGCGGTTTGGGGTCTTGGGGTAGTCTGGGGTCATTGGGGCACTCTGGGGCGGGGGGAAAAAATCGCTGCCGTGCGAGCGCGGCGGCGGGCGGCGCCGCCACGAAGGTAAGCCTGTCTGCCTATTATTTAGGCAATTTTATCTGACTAAATAAAAGCCAAAACGAATACCCCAAAAGGCATTCTGAGTCGAGAATCGCAGCGGCGCCGACTGCCCCGCCCGCCGCCCTTGGGGTAGCGCCGACAACAAACCATCGAGCAGGATCCTGCTACCCCACAGTGCCCCAAAAGGTAAGCTCTCCAGCCTGCGATAAATTGTTTGACAGACTGCTACAAAACCTGTAGCGTACAGGCTTGCAACACTTCATCAACCGATTCAGCACTGCCCCAAGGAGCTAAACCATGACACCCGAAACCACTCATGTCCGCATTCTGATCGACGCCGACGCGCGCATCGCGTTCGTGAGCGTGCGCGAGTACGACGTCAGCTATCCCGATCACCCGTGGAACGACGACGATTGCACCTACACTTCGGCCGACTACCACGGCGCCGATTGGCTCGCCGAGGCGCGGTTCGTCGCCAATGGTCTTGCCAAGCAATGGGGCTTGGTCGACATCGTCGAAAAGCGCGCCTGATCAACCTTCAAACCCTAAAGGTCCACTGCCATGCCCTACACTGTCCATCTCAGCCCCAAGTCCGCAAACGCCAAAACGGGTCCGATTCCCGTCAGCACCACGACGCGCGCCACATGCCCCGTAGACTGCGCGATGCGCGAAGGGTGCTACGCGTCGTCTGGTCCTCTTGCCCTTCATTGGTCCGCCGTCTCATCGGGCGCCCGTGGCACCGATTGGTCGACGTTCGTCGGCGCCATTGCCGACCTGCCCGATGGTCAACTGTGGCGCCACAATCAAGCCGGTGATCTGCCCGGCGACGGTCACACGGTCGACCCTGTCGCGCTCGGTCAACTGGTCGCCGCCAATACCGGCCGTCGCGGATTCACTTACACCCATTACCGTGACGCCCAATCGCTCGATTGGATTCGGCACGCCAATCAATGGGGCTTCACGGTCAACCTATCCGCTAACGATCTCGCCGACGCCGACGCGCTCGCCGATACCGGCGCCGGTCCTGTCGTCGTCGTGCTGTCGTCAGATCAAACCGACAACACCCGCACGCCTGCTGGCCGTCGCGTCGTCGTCTGCCCTGCTACGCAACGTGACGATGTGTCGTGCGCGACCTGCCAACTGTGCGCGCGTCAACGTGACGTGATCGTAGGCTTTCCCGCGCACGGCGCGCGCAAGCGCGTGATTGATATCAAACTGGCCGCTTAACATCAACCGGGCGCCTACGGGCGCCCACTGGAGCACTGACCATGAAAATCGAACTTCGTAATGTAAAAATCAGCAGCTTTATGTCACGGGAAACAACTTGCTTTATGGCGACGGTATATATCGACGGCAAAAAAGCTTCTGTCGTCGAAAATGACGGGCAAGGTGGCCCGGATTTATGGCATGACAATTTAGCCGAAAGAGCAGTCATTGAGTACTGCAAAACCTTGCCACAGCATCAATTCGACGATATGTCGATCGATATGAATGCGGAAATTTTGATCAACGAATTGCTTACTAAGCATATCCTCGCTCAAGATCTTAAAAGAGCACTCGCGAAACGAATTTTGTTTACCCGCGAAGACGGCAAAATATACGAAACTAAAACCATGCCTCGCGCGGATTTAACGCGACTACTCACGAACCCACAAATCAGCGAAAAGCTAAGGGCGACACATGTTTTAAACAGTCTGCCGTTTCCGACTGCGCTTGAACTTTATTCTAAGGTCTGAAAATGAAAACCATGACCGCTAAATTCCCCGGATTTTGCGCGCAAACGGGCGCGCGCATCCTACCGGGCGACACAATCGACTATTACGGCCGTGGCCGGTCGATCCTGCGTGCCCGCGCCGGCACCGATTCCAGCACTGGCGCAGCTCGGCCGGATCTCGACGCGCCAGATATCCGACCGACTGACGTCAGCGTGTTCGGCGTGTCCGATCGATATGTCATTGGCGGGCGCGACTATTACCGCAACAAGCGCGGGCGCTGCGAAGACGCGCCCTGCTGCGGGTGCTGCACAATCTGATCTGATTCTGCTACACTCTTTGTCGCACAAGGGGAACTGACCATGCTTCGCACTATCATCGAGAAAATCACCGGCGAGCCCCTCGAGCCCGACGCGCGCCCACTGCGCCTGATCGTCACCGCGTGCGCGGCCGGCGCGGCCGTCTACGTCGTGCTCGCGCTGGTGCTGTCACTCTGACCGCAGGGCTCGACCGTCAGGCCGTCGGGTCTGACGGGCGCGCCTTGCGCCAGCACACTAAGGGTACTCTATGATCACCACTGCATTCGCCCACGGCGTCGCGCGCGTCGCGCTCACCCGTAACCGCGATCATCTCGACGTCGAACTCTACGGGCCCGACCGCGCCGTCCGGTCGGCGAGTCTGACCGTCTTCGGCGACTCGCTCGCTCGCACCGCACCCGCGTTGACGGTCGACGGCGTCGACCCGGCCGAGCTGCTGGCGGCCGCCCGCGACGCGCTCGCGCTGCTGGATGAGGCGCTCACTGGTGACCCGGTCAACGTGCCGCACGCGGTCTTCGAGGCCCGCGACGCGCTCGCGCGCGGGCTCACTGTTCCGACTACTAACGAAGGGGTTTGATCATGCTCGAGTTCACTGTTACCCGTCGCGCGCTGCGCGCGATCGCATCCTGCGCGCCGACCGTCGACGTGCGCCATTACTTGCTCGGCGTGCATGTTCGCGCGGACCAGCGCGGGATTATCCTCGAGGCGACCGACGGGCACGCGCTCGGGCGGCTGCGGGTGAGCCCGACCGCCGTCAGCACGCCGGCCAGCATCATTCTGCCGCTGGAAGGTCTGAAGCCGGTGATCGCTGGCGGCAAAAAAACCCTTGACGACGTCTTGACCGTCACGGTCGACGCGGCCGCTAACCGGGTGACGATCGTTGACCGCACGGTCACGCACGCGTTGACGCCGGTTGACGGTAAGTTCCCGGACACCGATCAAGTCACGCGCAAAGCGCTTGCCGCGCCGGTCGAAATGGCGCAGTTCAATCCAGCGCTGCTCGAGCGCCTGCACGCGTGCGTCAAGACTGCATCCGGCGCGGACAACGCGCGACCCTGCTATAGCCAGCGCGGCCAGCAGCCGTGCATCGTCACGTCGCAGGATCTGCCTGAGTTCCTCGGCCTCGTCATGCCGTGGCTCGCGGATGAGGCCGTCGTGCCAGCATGGGTGACGGCATGATCACCGCAGCGCTGATCGCGCTGCTTGCCGCGCTGCTCGCGATCATGCTACGATTGTGACGGATTCCCTCCTTCGGTTAGCCCGCCTCCCGGCGGGCTTTTTTTTAGCCGACTACCCTCAAAGGACCGCCCGCCCGCCCGCGCTCGCACAGGCGCCTGATCTCGGACCGGTTGCCAGCGAAATGCTCCCAGATCTCCGGCGCGCACATGACATGGGTCTTGGTCTGATGCTCGGGAGTCTTGACCCGCCCGCAGTCCAGCCAGCCGGCCTCTGACAATGCGTGAAAGAGCGCGTAGACGCTCACGCGCGAGCCGTTCGGCATCAGGCCCGCTAGGCGGTCACAAAGCGCCTGCCATGGCGCCTGCACGGCGCCGGGCGCGAACTCACCGTGCCGCCCCTTGATCAACTCAACAAGCGCTGACTCGACCGGCGACAGGCCCGCCTGCAACATGATCGCCTTCGCCTCGGTCATAACGGGCGCTGCGCCAGGCAGGAACCCGCTCACGTCTCGGGCACGCAGCCAAGCCGCGACCGCGTCACGGCCGCCCTTGTCGTACCACTGCCAGAGCCGCTCGGCCTCTGCCGCATCCATCTTGCCCGCGTCAGACCAGAGCACAAACCAGCGCCGGTCGTCTGACGTCAGTGTGATCGCCATCCGCTCATTGCTGAACGCGACAACGCTCAATCGGTTCTGCGCGTCGAACGGGTGCAAGCCCTTCCGGTTCACGCTCAACAGTTCCGGGGGCGCCGCCAGCAGGGGCTTCAGCCGGTTCTCAAGCGCGCGCCGGTCGCTGACCTCAGTCTGGCGCAGCTCATTGATGACCAGCACCTCGCTCATCAGGCTATATCCCCACTGCGAGTTCAGCTCTTCGTTCTTGACCGTCGCAATGTTCTCCTTCGACGCACCGCCGACCGCGTAGAGGAACGGTTCCCACATAGTGTCCTTGCCCGAGCCGGGAAACCCGCCGTGCAGGATGCCGTGATTGATTTTGATGTTCGAGCGCTGGACCTTGAACGCCATCCAATCGAGCGCATGCTCGCGCTCGGCCGTGTCAGGCACCATCCGCTCGACGTGCCGCAGCCACGGCGTCGCGTCGCCCGCAGCGCCCGCCGGCCGCGCGTCCCGCCACAAGTTTGCGTACACGTCACCGGCCCGACTGACTAGCACGCCCTCGCCCGGCGCGTAGGTGACGCCCTGAAGGACGCGAGCGCCCATGTCCTGCCGGTTCTCGTCGAACGATCGCGACGCCTCGATCCGACGCCGGCTCTTGCTGCCAGGCGCCGCGTGAATCGAGAGGCAAAGCACATGCCGGAAGACCGCGTCGAAGTTCGAGCGCGAATACTGCTTGCGCGCGACCAGATCAAAATACCCGTCGTCGCTGTGCAGGTAAGCGAAGCGCTCGTACCAGCCTTCTTTCTCAACCCGCCCGGCCTCGCGCCGCTCAACCTCGGCGATCGTCTGCGCGGCCTGATCGGGGAACGCCTCGGTCGGCGTCAGCGCGGCCCGCACCGCGCGCATCCGCTCGGCGACCAGTTCTTCGCGCAATCCGTAGCCCTGCGCCGGGCCGCCCTGCTCTTCGACCCAACGCAGGAACCGCTCGCTGTTCCAGTCGACACAATGGCCATGCAGGCACTTGTAGGCCCGGCTCGCCGGGAAGTAGCGCCCTTCAATGTCATCGTTTGAATGCTGCTCGGCATTCGGGCAGACCACGCCCGCCCAGCCGGCCGCATTCGGCCGCTCGAGCAACAGCCCCTCGGCCGATAACCACTGCATGACCTCGTCCGACTCGCCGTCGTCGACCAGCACCGGGTCGATGAGCGCGGTCGGGTCGGGCATTGGCACGCCAAGCGCCGCCATGATCTGCTCAAGCGTGAACTCGCGAGCCGGGTGCCACTCGACCAAGCGCGACTCGAAACCGTTGCGCTCGGGCTTCAGGTTTACACTGCCCGGCAGCCTAAAATTTCTCACGCAGTTGGTCGCGCCCTCGTCGGTGAAGCCCGCCGCCGCGATCGCCGCCACCGCTGCGGTGAACAGTTGCTTGGTCGGCGCGTCCTCGGCGCGAAAGACGTAGCACCACTGCTGGTTACCCGGACTGGTTTCCATCTTCCAAGTCGGCTCGATCGGGGGCGTCTTGCTCTTGGTGCCGATGTCATCCAGCATCAGCAGCAACACATAGTCGATGTTCTCGCGGGTGACCCGCACGCCCGCCGCGAGCCGCTCAAGTTTGAAGCTGCCGGTGTTCCCGTACCAGGCGCCGTCAGGCGAGCGCAGGTAGCGCTCGGGCAGGTGCGCGACATAGGTCGGCTTGCCGTTCGGCTTGATCCGCTGTTTGATGAAGAGCGCTGTCTCGCCCTCCGGGGCGAGCGCGATCAGCCAGTTGATGAATTTCTCGTTCACTTCCCGTATCTCCGCATGATTTTGGCCTCGACTGCTAGCGGCAGCCCCGCCGCCCAGTCGGGCGCTGTTGTCATCACTCGTTCGAGCATCGCTTTGGCCTTTTCGGCCTCGGCCTTGGGCACCTCTAGCACGATCTCGTCATGGACGTGCGCGACCACGCCGTCGAGCACCCGCAGCGCCTCGCGCAGGACGTCGTGCGCGGCTGCCTGCGTCACGTTCTCGCACGCGAGCCCACGCCAGAGCCGCGCTCGCGGCCACTCTTTCGCGTCCGCTGCCGGCTTCCATGACGCCTTGGCGTAACTGATTTCGTCGCCCTCGATCCGGGCAAATGGGTAACAGAGCACGCGCCCTGACGGCAGCACATACCACAGGGTCTGGCCATCGAACAGATAGGTGACCCGCCCCGCGTCGAACTCGGCCCCAGGGTGGCGCATCGCGGACCAGTAGGCCCGCTCAAGGTCGGACCAAAACACGGGCGCCCACGGATTCGCATGGCGCCAGCCGCGCACGCTGCGCTCGACCTGATCGGCGGGCAGGCGCACGCCGTAACCGCGCGCCATCGCACCGAACGCGCCCGCGCCCCCGCCGAACCCTAGCGCAAGCTCCTGCACCTTGCCGACCTGCCTCTGGTCGTCGGTGACGTCCGAATACTGGACGCCATACGTTGTCGCCGCGTTGACCTTGTAAGGGTCGAGCCGGCGCCGGAACACGTCGAGCTTCGCCTCGCCCGTCGCGCTGGCAGCGAGCCAAGGATTGACCCGGCCCTCGATAGCCGACCAGTCGGCCACAACGAAGACGTGTCCGTGAGCAGGCACCAGCGCCGGTCGCAGCATGAGCTTCAGCACGTCCGTCACCCGCTTACCGTAGGCGGGCGCGAGCGGTTCGCGGCGCATCATGGCAGCGCGCACGGTCAGTGGATCTTTTGCGGACTTTCGGGGGATGTTGTGAACTTGAGCGCCATAGCTGCTCGCTCGTCCAGTAGCTGCCCCTCCAGCAAAAACAAACGCTCCTCTAAGGCGCGCGTCCTCCGGATCAGCCAAGGCAGCGAAACGGCCGAACTTCGCAGTCGCAGACGCCCAGACATCGTCGGCGGCTTGGATGACCTCGGCAACAGCGGGCGGGACCTCATCGGGGTGTTCCTCCGCGAGCGCCAACAGGGTCGCCCGCACTGATTTGTCGATCGAATCCTTGGCCTCGCCGCCCTTGTGGCGCACGGCGAGCTTCCTCGCCTGCGGCCCGAGCCGCTCCAGTACCCATGCCCGCATGGCAGGCGAGCGCACGGTCGGCACGGCGCCCTCGGTCACCTCGCGCACGCGGGCTTGGATCTCGCGGGTTTCCTGCGCGGCGTAGGCCATCGCAGCGGCCGCCAAATCGACGTCGATCCGGATGCCGCGATCGTTGATCCGCTCATTGACATGGTAGTCGGCAAGCTCGACCTCCGACAACTGCCGCAGCGACTGCGAGACGGCGCGCATCGCACGCACGTCCTGACGGCAGTACTCGAACAGGTCGGCCATGTCCTGCTCGGTATGCTTGAAGGGCGGCACGCAGCACTTGCGGACGAGCGCGGCGCCCTTGTGGTCCTTCCGCATCCCCGCGCCAGCAAACCGACCGACATCCTCCAAGCTGCCCGGCGCGCAGTTCGCACGCGCCTGTGCTGCGGTGCAGTAAAACTGCTCAAGCGTTGGTTCCGGCACGTCGAAGTCAGGGCAGACGACATACCAAAAGATTAGGCGCTCGAATGCCGCATTGTGCGCGCGGATGGTGTCCAGATTCTGGATGGCATCCCTGACCGCCTGCGGGAACGGCTGCTCGGGCGTCCAGAGCTCGACCTCACCGTCGTCCAGCGCCCAAGCCATGCAGAGCACCTGCGTGCTAGGGTGCTGCGCGTAGGTGTAGGCGCCGTGGCGGGGCAGGTCGCAGTGGCTGCGAGTCTCGAAATCAAGCCAGATGGTCATCTGATAAAAAACGGGGGCCAAGCCCCCGTCCCTCCTGCTGTGCTGCTTACGCTGTGCGGCGCACGCGACGGGCGGGCGCTGCCTCAGGGGCGTCCGACTGCTGGACATCCTCTGCGGCCGGCTCCTCACCGTTCATGCTGACC